CCCTGCAAGTTCAGGCCGACAACGAACAGTTCACAACGCTGACCGTGTCCAGCCAAAAGCATATCGGCGTGAACTTTACGTCTGCCGAACTTACAATGCAGTTGGATGACTTCGCAGAGCGTGTCTTAAAGCCTCGCGTTTCGCAGTTGGCATCTTCGGTTGACGCCGACGTTGCAACTTCGTACAAAGGCATTGCTAACTCCGTCGGCACACCAGGCACTACGCCTGCTACGTCGCTCGTTCTGTTGCAAGCCAACCAGAAACTAAACGAGTTCGCCACACCTATGTCACCACGCTACGCAACAGTTAACCCTGCTGCAAACGCTGGCCTAGTTGAAGGCATGAAAGGTCTGTTTAACCCAACCGGCGCCATCAGCCGTCAGTTCAAAAACGGCATGATGGGTGAGGGCATTTTGGGTCTAGACGAGATCAATATGTCTCAGTCAATTAGCAACCACACCAACGGCGATTGGGGTACTACCATCACTGTGACATCAACTGTCGCAACTGAAGGTCAGTCAACTCTCGGTATCAGTTTCACTGGTTCGAGCAAGACATGGAACGTCGGCGACGTGTTCACAATCGGCAGCGTTTTTGCTGTTAACCCACAGACCCGTCAATCGACCGGTAGCCTCCAACAGTTCACCGTGACTGCTGTGGCAACTGGTTCTTCGACAGCCACTCTGAGCATCAGCCCAGCGCTGTACACTGCTGGTAACGCATTGGCTACTGTCAATTCGTTCCCACAGGCATCTGCTGTTGTGACGATGTTGGGTTCAGCCAATACCGGTTACCCACAGAACTTGGTCTACCACAAAGATGCCATTAGCTTTGCTACGGCTGACTTGTTGTTGCCACAGGGCGTTGACATGGCTTCACGCCAAGTCCACAACGGTATTTCGTTGCGTATCGTACGTCAGTACGACATCAACAACGACCGCCTCCCCTGCCGTATTGACGTGCTGTATGGCTACGCTGCCATCCGTCCCGTCACAGCGGTTCGTCTCTGGGGCTAAATCAATGGGGGCTTTGGCCCCCATTCGTAACTTTTTTCAAGGAAATTTATCATGGCACTTTCTAATGGCACAGGCGGTTATCAGGTCGGCGCAGGCGCAACTGACGAAGCAATTATGTTCGTTCAAGGCGCGCCTCTTGCATTGACAGCAGCCGCAACCGCAACGGCTGCACAACTCCAAAATGGTCTGTTTACTTTTGACGGCACCGCTGGCAACTTAACCTTGCCAACAGTCGCTTTGTTGGAAGCAGATATGGCCAGCGCACAAAAGGTCAATTCTGCATTTGACTTCTTTGTTATCAACACTGATGGTTCAGACTCAGTCACTTTGGCTGTTGGCACTGGTTGGACAATCGTTGGTGCGGCTGCCGTAACTACTGCAACTTCAGCCCATTTCCGCGCGCGCAAGACCGGCGACGGATCGTGGACTGCATACCGCATTAGCTAATGTAAAGGGGGCGCTTCGGCGCCTTCTTTTTAACAAAGGAAAAATTATGGCTAATACTAAACCTGTTGGCGTAGCTTTTGCTGATCCAGAACTTGTTTCTGGCACTACAATTGCCGACGCTGTTATTACTGGTTCTTCAGTTGGCGGTACGTTTACTTCAACTGCAACAACTGGGCCTGTTGTGGCTAACGCTACTGCTGGTTTGTATTTTTTGACTATTGCTATTACGGCTAATACGACTACCACAACAGCCCCAAAAGGGTCAATTGGTACGACTACAAATGCCACAGGCACTGGAAAGATGTTTATTTCTGACGGCACTAAGTGGCAATTTGCTGCTATTACTTAATAGGGCGGGGGTCACAAGCCCCCGTTTCAACTTATGAACATTTATCTCAAGCATCCCGTCCACGGCGCTAAGATTGCCACAATGGAAGTGGAAGCAGAATATGATGAAACAAATGGCTGGGTACGGTACAATCCCGATACGCCTGAAGTAGAAATAGCGGAACCGGCAAACGCGTTAAAACGTAGACGTAAAACTTCGGAGTAAACATGGCCACAACAGCCAATGACCAGATTAACGGCGCTCTGCGCTTACTCGGCGTGTTGGCTGAAGGTGAGACACCGTCGGCGGCTACATCGCAAGACGCGCTTGTTGCGCTAAACCAAATGATCGACTCATGGTCTACCGAGCGATTAGCTGTGTTCTCGACCCAAGATCAAATCTTTTCATGGCCACCTAGTGCCATTTCGCGCACGCTTGGCCCAACCGGTGACTTTGTAGGTCAACGGCCAATCCTGATTGACGACTCTACCTATTTTCGTGACGCTTCGTCTGGCATCTCTTACGGCCTTAAACTAATCAATCAACAGCAATACAACGGTATTGCTGTCAAGACCGTGACATCCACTTACCCACAGGTAATGTGGGTCAACATGGAATACCCCAACATTACGATGACGGTGTACCCAGTGCCTACTAAGGTGCTTGAGTTCCACATCGTATCGGTCAATCCATTGACAGCACCGGCTAATTTGGCTACAGACTTGGCTTTCCCACCAGGCTATCTACGCGCTTTTCGCTATTGCCTAGCGTGTGAGATTGCGCCTGAGTTTGGTGTTGAGCCTTCGCCCACAGTCATGCGTGTTGCAATGACTTCCAAGCGCAATCTCAAGCGCATCAACAACCCAGACGACATTATGGCGATTCCTTACTCGCTTATCGCTACGCGTCAACGCTTTAACATCTTCGCCGGTAACTACTAGGATTAACTATGGCAAACGTAACCATACCCCAATTACCAGTAGCCACCACTTCGGCGGGAACTGATTTATTGCCTGTAGAGCAAAGCGGCGTTACTAAACAAATGACTAGAACGGTCTTGTTGACTAATGCTACGTTAACTACACCTATTCTTGGAACACCCCAATCAGGTACATTAACAAACTGTACGGGTTTACCCGTATCTACAGGAATTAGTGGGCTTGGCACAAGCGTTGCTACATTTTTGGGCACACCCTCTAGCGCTAATTTACGTTCTGCCGTAACAGACGAAACAGGTACGGGCGCATTAGTATTTGCTAATACACCTACGTTAGTCACACCTGTGTTGGGTGTAGCTACGGCTACTTCAATCGCAACTGGGCCTATATTTGGAACAATTCAATCTTTATCAGGTCCAGGCGCTGTAAATATTACTGCTTTAACTACCGCGTTTACTTCAACTGCTGCGGGTAATGCGCTGACGCTTGCAGATGGCGCACAAGGCCAACTCAAGACAATTATTTATGTTGCAGAAACCGCTGGTGGTGATACTGGTGTTTTGACACCAACGAACCTCGGAAGTGCAACCACAATCACATTCAATGCAGTTGGTGATTCGGTAATTCTCCAGTTTGCTGGCTCTGATTGGTGGGTCGTTGGCTTGCGCGGCGCTGTGGTTGCGTAACGTATGAAAACACCAATCTTAGGATCGGCGTATGTTGCTCGCAGCGTCAACGCGGCCGACAACCGTATGGTGAATTTGTTTCCTGAAATTATTCCCGAAGGCGGCAAAGAGCCGGCGTTTCTAAACCGCGCGCCTGCGCTTAAATTTCTAGCCTCTGTGGGGCTAGGACCTGTGCGGGGGCTGTGGACGTTTAAGTTTGACCCGACGCGCGCGTTTGTGGTGTCAGGCAACGGGTTTTACGAAATAGACACCAATTACACCGCCACGCTGCGTGGCGCGCTAACAGGCAGTGGCACCGGCCCCGTGTCAATAGCGGATAATGGCACGCAGATTTTTATTGCTGCTAACCCCAAGGGCTACATCTTTAACACCGCAACAAACGTATTTGCTGAGATTACCGACCCAGACTTCCCTGGTGCGGTGACGGTGTCTTATCTGGACGGCTACTTTATATTTAACCCGCCAGATTCGCAAAAGTTTTACATAACGTCATTGCTTGACGGCACGGCTATTGACCCCCTAGATTTTGCAAGCGCTGAAGGCTCGCCTGACGGATTGGTGTCGCTGATTGTTGACCACCGCGAGTTGTGGCTGTTTGGCACGGATTCGGTTGAGGTCTGGTACGACGCAGGGCTGTCAGATTTCCCGTTTACCCGCATCCAAGGCGCGTTTAACGAGCTCGGATGCGCGGCTCCATACTCTGTTGCCAAGCTAGATAACGGGCTGTTCTGGCTAGGTTCTGACTCGCGTGGTAAGGGCATTGTTTACCGCGCTGAAGGTTACACCGGCAAGCGCATGAGCACCCACGCGGTCGAATGGCAAATTCAGCAATACGGCGACATCTCAGATGCTATTGGGTATACCTACCAACAAGACGGCCATTCGTTTTATGTGCTGATCTTCCCAAGCGCAAACACGACTTGGGTGTTTGATGTGGCAACACAGGCTTGGCATGAGCGCGCAGGGTTCACAAATGGCGACTTTACCCGTCATCGTTCTAATTGCCAAATGGCGTTTAATAACGAAGTGATCGTGGGCGACTACGAGAACGGCAACATCTACGCTTTTGACTTAGATTTCTTTGCCGACAATGGTGAAATCCAGAAGTGGTTGCGCTCATGGCGCGCGCTTCCAACGGGTCAGAATAACTTGAAGCGTACAACGCAGCACTCAATGCAGCTAGACTGCGAGACGGGTGTTGGATTAAACGGTATTGACCAAACTGACAATGTTGAATGGTTTTTTTACACTTCCAGTGGAGATCAACTTGTAACTACTAGTGGTGATTTGTTAATGTTTTCGCCGCCCTTTGTACAGGGCGCTAATCCACAAGTTATGTTGCGCTTTTCTGATGACGGTGGCCACACTTGGTCAAACGAACATTGGAAATCACTTGGCAAAATCGGCGTGTATCAGAAACGTACTATCTGGCGTCGGCTTGGCATGACGCTTAAGCTGCGTGACAGGGTCTACGAAGTGTCAGGTACTGACCCAGTTAAGATCAGCATAATGGGCGCCGAACTAATACTGAGTCCTACAAATGCCTAACATTACTAATATTATCCCCCCGCGGGTGCCGCTTATAGACGAGCGCACAGGGCTAATATCGCGGGAATGGTATAGGTTTTTATTTAACCAGTTCACTAAAGTTGGGCAAAGCGGCGATTCTTTAGAGGATTTACAGCTTGGGCCGGTAGCGTCAGATAACTTTGCGTTTGAGATAATCAAAAACATAAATCAGTTTGCTATCCAGCCAGCGCAAGACGGTGTGATTGATCAGATTGCTGAGATGCAAAAGCAGATACAGGGTTTGCAACTTCAGCCACAGTTAGACATTGCTGCCATTTTTTCTGCCATCAATACGCTGTCGTCAGCGCCGGTTGTCAAAACTGCTGATTTTACAGTGGCTTACGGCGAGACTTGGTTAATCAACAATAAGGTGGGTTCAACCTGTACGGTGACGCTTCCTGCACCAGCAAGTAATGTTGGGCGGGTGTTAAATCTTCAGAATTACCAAAATGAATTTTTGGTATCTGCGTCTGCCAATGTCATCCCGATCGACGGTGGCGCTGCATCGACCGCAATTTTGCCTGCTGTGGCAGGCGAGACGGCAACATTGGTGTCAAATGGCACGAACTGGGTAATGACGCAAAGCGTCCCGAATAACGTACTGCTTTTGGAGTAAAGAGATGACTGTTACCGTAAAAGTTCTTGTACCGGCAAAGACTGCTGAAAACGCCCAAACAACGCAATACACCGCCAGTGGTGTAACGGCGATTATTGACAAATTTACGGCTACAAATTACAGCGCCTCGACTGCCGTTATTTCCGTTAACCTGGTGACTTCGGGCGGCGCGGCCGGCAACGACAACCTGATTGTCAAGACCAAAGCCTTGCAGCCCTCGGAGACTTACACGTTTCCTGAGTTGGTGGGTCACTCACTTATGCCTAGCGGATTCATTTCTACCTTGGCAGGAACGGCGTCTGCGGTTAACATTCGTGTATCTGGTCGGGAGATTACATGAGGGTAACTTACGATCCCACGCTGTTTCAAAATACGCCGGTGAAAGTTAAATTTCGCCAAGATATTTTGACAGTTCAAGACGGGTTGCAAAAGTTAATTGATGACGGTGCGGTTGAGTCCACGCTAGAGGATTGCACGCTAAAACATTATTTCACGCCAAAAGATGAAAAGTACGGTTGTTGCACTTATGCTCGCGAGATGCTTATCCCAAAAGGAACGCTAATCATAGGAAAAATTCATCGCCATCAGCATTTGAATTTTATTTCTAAGGGCAAGGTAACCGTATTCACGGAGTTTGGCCAGAAGCACTTAGAAGCACCTTGCACGTTTATCTCCGAAATCGGGCTTAAGCGCGCGGTCTATGCAGAAGAAGACACGCTTTGGACAACGGTTCACCTGACAGAATTTGAAGGTGAGGAAAATTTAAGTAAAATTGAGTCAGAAGTTATTGCACCGAGCTACAATGATATGGGCTTAACTGCTTCTTTTGACAAAGTAATGAAAATAGGGGAAGCATTATGACTTGGGGAATGGTTGCCGTAGCTGGTGCTACCGTTGTAGGCGGAGCGCTATCCGCAAGCGCAGCAGGAAGCGCAGCTAGTGCTCAGGCTAAATCGGCTGACCGCGCAGCCGACCTTCAATATGAGCAATATTTAAAAGGCGTTGAACTGCAAGAGCCGTTTCGCCAAGCGGGTATTCAAGGTCAAAACCGTCTGATGACGCTGCTTGGTTTGGGCGGCACAGCACAATACGACGACACAGCGTACAACAAAGCCCTTGCCGATTACAACGCTCGACTAAGTGCAATTGATCCGTCAAAGTTTACAACGGGCGGTGGTGGTTATGTAACGGGGGCGGGCGACAGCGGTGGGGATTACTATGATCCATCTGGCGGCACGTTTAACCAAGCAGCGTTTGACGCTGCGCGCGCTGGGATTGTTGCGCCGGATCGTGAACAATTTAGAATGACCGGTGGGGACGTTAACGACCCAATGTTTGGCAAATACGCTACGGCTGAGTACACGCCTGAGATGTTTGCCAAGGGTATAGACCCAGGCTATCAGTTTCGCCTTAAAGAAGGTATGCAAGGTCTTGAGCGCAGTGCGGTTGCTCGTGGTGGCTTGCTGTCTGGTGCTACGCTAAAAGGTATAACCCGTTACGGTCAAGACGCAGCGTCGCAAGAATTTACTAACGCTTTTAACCGCTACCAAGCTGAGCGTACAGGGACGATAAACCCGTTTCAAAGTTTAACTGGAATAGGTCAAACAAGTACTAACGCAATTAATAATATGGGCATGAATTACGCTAATCAAGCAGGCGAAGCGTATCAAGGTGCGGCTAATGCGCGCGCGTCTGGCTATGTTGGTCAATCTAATGCGATCGGCGGCGCAATTGGCAATATTTCAAATCAATATTACCAAAACCAATT